TAACGAAAAAGGTAAGACTGTATTCTACGCATCAGAAAATAAAGGTACTATTATGGGTGTAAAGAAAAAAGGCAAATCACTAATGGCTAAATAATGAAACACAAACATACAAAAAAACATGAATCAAAAGAAGGTTATCATAAAATGCCTAATGGTTCTTTAATGAAAGGTAAGAAGCATAAAGATAAAATGGTTAAAGGATTTAAATCTTTGCTATCAATGTAATATGGAATCTAATTATCACAAAACAAAAGAAGGTAAGATGGCTCGCAAAGGTTTATATTATAATATTAATAAACGTAAAGAAGCTGGTACATCAAGATCTAAATCTGAATCTACTATATCTAAAAAATCTTATAAGAGTTTGTTATCAGGATTTAAAAAGTAATTACTTTACTTGATCCATCACGTACTTATATCTATTCCAAATAATGTGATCAGGTTTCCAGAAATGTTCCTTATTCATTTTCATTCTAACATGGTGGATCATAGTGGTATGATCTCTGTTACCAAGGATAACTCCAATCTTTGTAAAAGGCATTGCGTACTTATCTCTAAGCACATTAATTAATATGGATCGTGCAATCACAGCTGATTGTATTCTAGTCTTAGCAATAACATCATTAACATTAACACCCAGTTGATTGGCAACAATACATAATATTTCTTTTACGTTCTCAGGGACCACAACATCATTAATAGTTACATACTTAATAACTTCTTTAAAAACTGTGTTCTGTTTAGTAACAACATTTCTTTTAAAGAACTCTCTAGCTAACTTATATCCAGTCTTAAAACCTAAGCGATAAAGTTTGCGTTCTTTATCTGTTAAGTTTGCATATATATTAACAGTGTATCTTAATTTTATTTGTTCTCTTAATTCTTTTAGTGTCATAGATCTCCCCTTGGTTGTTTAACAACCTATTGTTGTTTTTTTAAAACGATAATAGTTTAAGCCATTATCTTTTCTTTTGTCTGCTCTATTTCAAAGATTAACTTCTTTGAATCGTACAAATACTTTTGGTATTTATACTGATAATCAAGAGCCTTGCGATACTTCTTTTCCTGCAGATCTCTCAATTTTTGCAGACGAACTTTTAGTTGTTCCAACTAATTGCTCCTTCTGTTTAATCGTTGTAAAAACTGTTTTAATACTGGAAATCTTAACATCAATCACTACACCTTTGGCAGCTGGATCTGATGCAATTTCTGCACTATCAAATTCTTCTGTATAAACAAAAGAACATTCACAGTTCTTATTACGTATGAACTTTAGCACTACTTATCCTTTTTGGCAATACTGTTTTTATTCCTTAGATTCTTAGTCATTTTGCAGTAGATAGCAAGATCATCGTAGCTATCCGCCTTATATCTTTTGGTGCAACGATAGAGTTTAAGTGCCATCATTATATGACCAACGTCTTCAGGCACTAATGCAACTTTAACCTTATCAAATAAAACGATAGAGAATAGTTCTGCAAGTAATGCAAAGTTCTCTTCGTAATCTCCATACTCTTGATGACGATCTTCTATAATTCTTTTCTGTATTTTTTCTTCAATTTCAATGAAGTCTGATTTGTTTACCATGTATAATCCTTTTCTGTTTTTTACTCTACCCCTAGGGAAACAAAGTGAAAGGGTAGGCATGACTGCCTGATGAAAACCCTAGGGATAGAATTAATAGTTACTTACGTAGCTATTAGTATTGTCTATTACCGAAAGACTTATTGCTTGTAAATGGTTTCTTTTGAAATCCACCAGCTTTAAATCCAGGTTGTTTATTTTCTCCTGCTGTTGCTTGCTGTTCTTTTTTCGTGATGATGACAGTGTAACCTCCAGTAGCATTACCTTCTATGTCAGTTCCGTCATATGCACAGTAGTCGTACCACTCATTATTAATATTCACGTTCATTTTCCAATTTTTTCCTTCTGGAGCTTTTGGAGAATTAGGTGCTACTAATACTGGTTGATTGTCGCCTGGCTTTTTATTTAAGTTAGGAACAAGATTTAAATATATCTTATTCTTTGGTTGCTCGTTCATTATACCTCATTTTGAGTTGTGATCTCATCACGCTTACTATTAAATCTTTGCAAGATAGAATTGTAAGTTGCGAGATCTTTTATTTTTATCTGATTAAGAAGATCTTTATTAGCACGCCACAGAAAATCTAGTTTTGCTGTATGCGGTGCATAATTAATTTTCTTAGTCAGCTCTAAAATTATACCATCATCATATCTTATAGCGGCTGATGTAGTATCTTTTCCATTCATTGGTTGTACTGGGATCTCTAAATCCTCGTACTCTTCTTTGCTTGTCAAATCTTCCAAGCAAATTCCAAAGAATGATAAAGCTCGTGTAGTAGCAAATGTTTCAGCTATCTCAAGATAACCTGGCTTATCTCTGAACTGCTTAGAGTAACCTGTTGCTATAATTCTTTCAGGATCGTAACCCATGATTAAACATTTAACTATGACATATCTGTCGGAGTGTTCTACAATCATAGTATTCATTCCAAACTCAGTACCAAATACTTCTCTAAAGTATTTAACTTTAGACCACGCTGATACAGTTTTCTTACCATGTTGATTTATGTAAGCACCATTGGCTAAACACAATTCATTAACTTGCTTTATTTTTTCTTTCATTGTTTCCTTTAGTTGTTTTTTCTATTGAGCAAGAGTGAGCAAATACTTCTTTTGATTTATAGAAAGTACCATACTTATTCTTGCCACTTGACTTACCTATGTAAGTTATCTTATCAAATAACTTATCACATATTCTTGGAGAATAAGAATCAATTTCATAACCTAAGTTATAGATTGTGCCATTCATCATTATTATTGTAAGAATAATTTTCATTTATTAAAACACTACTGTAACTAACAAAACGATTGCAGTTATAATTAAAGATATTTTTATAAACATTTTTCTAAATAACTTATCTTCTCTCTCTTTAATTTTACGCATCATAATATCATGCCTATAACTTTCCATAATCTTGTAATGAGTTTTTTTATAAAAATTAATATCCATAATTCTACACATTGTCCCATAGTGATGCAGCTTTACGCACATACTCCTCTTGAATATCTTTCCACATAAAACCAGAAAAATCTGGTGGTGGAACTAACTTAGCCATCTCAAAAGGATTACCTTTGCAAAGATAAACCAAATTCTGTCTGATCTTAGCTTTAATTAAATCGCCTTGAACTAAGAAATCCATATACTCAGGAGTAAGTAGTTCGCAAGTGTCAGGAGTAAATACATTGTAGCTATCTTGATTAACATAAAGCAAGTGAGGAGTTTTACCAGTAGCTTTCCAATAGAAAGCACATTGCTTAACGTGATTAACATCAGGTTGTTTAGGAAGATAACCTTTGATCCAACTAAATCCAGCTTTGGTATCTGACTTTCTTTTTGATCTGTGTTTAGTTTTTAGCTCTATAAATTTATTTTTATTATCTTCGTAATCAATTCTACCTATCTTTGGTAAAACTAATTCTTTAAATTTATGTGAGCAATATCTTTCACTGGCAGACTCATCACCTAAACCAATATCATTAACAGCTTTCACTGTTATCTTAATCATATCAACTAAATAATTTTTAGTATCTTCGTGCTGCTCTTTATCTGCTTCGTTGTGTGCTTGGTATTTATCATACTCTTTTAATTCTTCATCTATGATCTGGTCCAGAGATTTTTTTTCATTTAATATTTTTTTCTCAGCATCGTACATATATTTAGAAACAAATCGTTGCGAAGCTCTACCAATAGATACACCAGCAGTCATACGATAACTGATGTTCATTAATCTACGATCCTCTTGTGTGAAGTGGCAATATCTAACTAAAAAATCTGAATCTGATAAGTTCTCTTGTGATGGAGAGCTGTGGTCCAAACCTAATTTAGAATAATAAGAGAGTGCCAAATCCTCATCAATATTTTTTATAGCTGCTGTAGAATTGTTCTTTGTTAAATCAATAACCATTTTAAGCCTTTCATTTTTTAAC